AAGTATATATCACTCATTCTCTTATATCACCGCATTTTATCTTAGATAGTCTTATATAATCCTATCATATCTTATATACGGCAAGAGTTTTTTAAAGGTTACGCATCCTTGTGACCAAGCGGTCTGCACGGTTGGTGACCTGCTTATACCAGCGAGAATCAACCATCTCGTCTGCGGCCTTGTTCCAGTCACGCGCATCGACACCCGCTTTCATACCTTTGAACTGGCTCAAACGTGGGCGGCCCATGTTGAACATCATGTTGGCAATGATTAACTGGCATTCTTCCGGAAGGTCGTCAAAGTCGTCATACAACCGCTGACACTCATCTAAAGTGATCTGTACGTCTGACTCAAAAACTTCTGCTACACGCTCTTCTGAAACGGCTGTGCCTACTTCTTGACCATGCTCTGGGTCATCCTCTGTTACCAAGTGGCCGATACCAAATGTTGGCAGGCCAAGATGATCTAGGTAGATCTCGTACTTGACGCCTTCGTCAATCTCTAGCTCGTTGCGTAGCTGTTCTGTGTTCATTTCTTACCTCGCATACTCATAATTTTGTCTGCACCCTTTACGCCAAAAGAGGCGCTAACCGCAATGAATAACAGATATTGATACCACTCTGGAAGAGAATTCAGTGCGGTGAACGCTTCATTCATGCGGTCAATAATTGCGGTGTCGTCCATCGCTACGCTGTAAGCTACGGCGATTAAAGGCGCACTGAGGATCAAACTGAACCATTCATCCTTCCAAGACGACTTCGTGGCGTCAGCCATTTTGGCTTCCCAGTCGGCATCGTTTTGAATCTGATTGATCTTGCGTTGCTGAAGGGCTTTCTTCTCATCGGCTTTGCCTTTGAGAAACTCTTTGCCCAACTCCATTGCTGGGCCAAGTAACATGTTAAGCATCACTTCTTCTCCTGCGGCTTTTTGCCGCATTTATCGCATTTCTGAACCGGACGGAAAATAACCTTAGCCCCGCATTCTGTGTGGTACATCCCTTCGATATAAACGTACCGACAAGTCTTCACTTAGCCACCGTCTTTTTTCTTACCTGCTAGAGCTGACGCACCGAAGAACGCGCTTACTAATACGGCAATTGATGCGAAATAAGTCGGCGCAATATCAGCGATTAGTTGTGCGGCTGTACCCATAGCGAAGGCATCAGCAAGAAAAATCCCAAATGGATACAGTAGAAGACCAATAAGAGCAAACCAAGCCATCTTACGGATCGAATCACGCTGGGCGTCCTCGTCTTCCATCTTGCGGCGCATGTCTTCCAACATGATCCTGCGTTCTTGATCATCAATCACCCCATCACCATTGAGGTCGTACTTTTGTATGTCTTCTGTCATCAGTTAAGTTCCTTTAAGACTAATAAGCCACAGTAATAAGGCCACGGCCCCGCCAATGACACCGAGAACAGCAATGCCAACAGCCACATACAAAAATCCATTCTGTATGGCTTTCTTGCGAGCCAATTTCCTAGCTTTCTCACGCTCAATAGCCTTCCGCTTCATCTCTTTGCGGTTGTGGATAAACTTCTGGTAGTCATCCCATAGCCCTGCGCGTCCGTTGTAGATAAACATCTGCTTAATTTCGGCTTCTTTCTTGCGAATATCTTCCAGAGCAAAGAAGGCGTCCATGTCGCCATCCTTCGCTTTCTTTTCTATTTCGCCTTTAGCATCAGCAAGTTTAGTGAGTTGCGGCCCCATCTCACCGACCGAGGAAACATGGCCGGCAAACTCTTTGATTGCGCCAATAGCCTCGTTCGCTATTTTGATTGCGGCTATGGCTTCAAAGATCATAGCTAAAACACTCCTTTAAACCTCTGCGGTCGAGCAATTTTGCTAAAGCGCCTAACAACCCCGCCTTTCGCCGCTTTCATATCTGGTTTTTCAGATTTTATCTTACCGGCGTTAGATAAAGCAATTGCTACAGCTTGTTTGTGCTTATAACCTTCATCCATTAACTTACTGATATTGTTGCTAATAGTTTTCTGGCTAGAGCCTTTTTTCAAGGGCATAAAAACCTCTACGAAAATAATCCGGGTAAACCGGGCAGGCCGCCCAATCCACCTAAAGCCGATAAGTTTTGTGTCGAACTTTGAGCGGCTTGAGGATTAAATGGCTGTGTAGTCATTTGCATAGGGGCTTGGGGTTGGGTTTGAGGAGACATAGGTATGTTTGCTGGTCCCCCTCCACCGCGGTTTCCACCAACAAAAGCTTGTGTGATTAAATCGCCAATTCCGCTATCCAACGCTCGGTGAGCGTTTAACAATACCGGAGCGATTGCTTGAGGAATGGCTTGCATTAAACCGCGTTGTCCGCCACCCATAGGCCCCATATTTGATGGAGGGGGTATCGGACTAGGAAATTGCATAGGAGCTTGTTGAGTAGGTGCCGCGCTGTTTCTAGCTTGAAATTGTTGAAGTTGAGCTAACATGTTTGGACTAATTTGTGCTGGTCCTGCAAATTCTTCTGCCGTTGCCATTGCCGCTTGTTGTGCGGATTGATTTACACTTGAAGGTCCAAAAAAATCAGATAAAGATCCAGTAGTCACTGTTGGAGCAGGAGCTGAAGGTGTGGTAGGGGCGTTGGGGTCATAAGCCTCCATTGCTCTCCGATAAGCAAGACCTGTCTGAAAATCCTGCATCATAGCGCCACCAACGGTAAACTCCCTACCCGTTTGAGGATCTGTTATCCGAGTGCCTTGCGCGGGTCCTTCCACACCGCCGCGAGGAGTAATTCCTTGGCTAGGGGCAACTGGCGACGGAGGAGGGGGAGGAGGCATCTCTGCCACCATGTTATTTACGGCCTGATCCGCTGTTGGTCGAGCTTGTCTAATAGGCGCCCCAAAAGGACTCCCTATGCCGAGTAATCCGCCAATACCGCCGACTGCCATTACATACAGCCTTTGTAGTTGCCGCCACGTTTCGCCGCGCCCATACCCCGAGCAGTGCCGCCGGGTACATCCATCGGTGCTTCAGGCAGTGTTTCTTTTCCCTTGTATGGAATTTTCCCTTGGCCCTTAATGTCTGCGTAATTGACAGCTTTTGGGGCCGCGCCCGGTGTATTGGTAACAATTTTTACTTTTGACATTCTACTGTCCTCTCTGCTTAAGCAGTTCTCTTTCACGACCCGCATCAATACGAGCTTGAGTTTGTGCGGCTTGCGCTTGCAACCGGTCGTAGAACTGGCGGTCACGCATTTGCAACGTCTGTTGATCTAATTGTAACTTGGCTTGATCCAATTGTGCATCTTGCTGTGCTTGTTGTGCATCCAACTGAAGCTCTTGTTCCTTAAGTTTTACAACAGGATCCGGTCCTTGGCCAGAAATTTGACCAGATAACTGCTTGACCTGTTGCATTCCTTCTGCAACATATTGAGCAACCATTGCCTCAAGTTGAATCATGGTTTGTTCAGGATCGGCTTGAGGTCCTTGTTGTGCGGCAATTTGGCTAAACTCAGCCTCAGCGCGCTCCCGAGCAGATATTTGAACGTGCTCCATGACGTGTTTTTGCAAAGCCATTGCCACAGGAGGCATACCAGCAACCATCGGCGTTGAACCAAAAACCAAATGCGACATAATATGTGCTTGGTGATTTTGACCTTGGAAGGCTTTGAGTTGGGCCATATCGAGGGCATCAATGTTCTCCTGTGCAGGGTCCGTGGGCCGCGCATCGTCTTCCGGTGCCGCCTTCATAATCCTATCGATATCTCGGACACCCAAAGCGTCATACATGTCGCGATAGACTTCGTACATGTTGTGGAGTTCCGGAGCGGCGCCGGCCAACTGTAGTTTTGTCTGTGCCAGTACAATCCGCTGTGCCTGACTAAATACGTTAGGATCGGAGACAGGAATAACGTCTACGCGATCATCAAAATCTGTTGCCATAACAGACGAATCTTCACCCTCTACAGAATACGGATATTCTTGAGGTAAGCTCTCTGCCATGACCCGCGCCAAAATTCGGAACTCTACGCGCATCGCGTAGTGTAAGCGTTTGTGAATCGCAGACATCACGCGGGAACCTTGCTCCAGCATCGCGATTGTCGTGCCCACAGCGGCGCCTTGATTGCCATCGCCTACCTTGAGATCTGTAATTGTCGCGAACCGTTGTCCGGCCTCTACAACAAAGCCTAGGAGGTTGTATAGCGTTGGATCGGGGCCTTTGAACGGCAGAGGCATCAAACTGTCGCGAATCGCACCGCCGGGAGCGTCCACATCCCGGAATTCACCGGGCTGGAGTGGATCATCGTCGTCCCTGATCCGTAGACCGCGGGCTTTGAAACCTGCTGGAAGATTCGAGAGAGTTCCTGCGTCGATCAACTGACGAAGTGCGGCAGTTGCCGTGCGAGACAGGCCGCCAATCGTGTGAATCAAGCCCAAACCATAGAAACCAAAGCCCGGCAAGAACTTGTAATGCACAAAATATTGAATTTTCTTGCGGAACTCGTCGTCTTCAGCGTAATTCCGACGGATCGCAAGGATTTCGCCGGTGTCGTAACTTAAGGTAACGATGTAAGGGATCTTGATACCAGTCAACTCACCTTCATCATCAATATCTTCATAGCCTTCAAGATCCAAATCGACGTGACACTCTAATAACGTTGCGTCATAATCGATCTGAGAAGGCGTCACCCCGTCAATTCGATTAATTTCTTCGCTAACAGAATCGCTTTGACCTTCGCCCGGAGTCACCGGGACATCTAGATAAAACCCTGAAACCTGATTTTTCCGCAAATCGTTAAGCGACATCCGCACAACTTGCGTAATGTTCGGACAAGTTTCTAAATCAGAGGTTTCATAAGGCACGACAAGGTTTTCTGCGGGCACAAATTTGCTAACCGCACGATTTAAATTCTCGTCAAAATATACTTTCTTGAAAGTAGAACCGGCTAAAGGTAAATAGAACAACATCTGATCCATGTCCGGCGTGTAATCTTCCATCACGTTGGTGATGTAGTAATTCATAAACTGCCGAACGCGACGAGCTTGTCCTTCTTTATCGCGTGTTTTGTCCCCCATTACCGCAGTGCGTACAGGGCCAGAAGCTGGGAGTAATTCATTAAACGCCTGTGCTTGGAATTGAGTCGCCGCTTCAGCCAGCAACGGGTGCGTCACACCGCTCGACCCGCGGAAAGGTTGCGTGCGCTCTTCATAGTTGAAACCCAGCAGTTCCAAACCGTCCGCATACGCGTCTTCCCACTCCTGCCGCGACGCCTTATTGGCATCAAACTCTTCCATAAGCTGTGACGCAACACGCGCTAACTCGCGATCCGGTAGCTCTTCAGCAAGGTTGGCGTAGAATCCACCTTCTCCACCCATCTCGTCTTGCGGTTCAAAATCGACTTCAACCCCGCCATCGTCGGTTGGGGAGATTTCAATCTCGCCGATATCCTCGCCCTGAATCATCGCAAGGACATTATTCTGAGAATCAGGAAGCTCGATTTCGATTTCCGCTTCTAAATCCTCAACATCGAGTTGAGAGGGTACATTTCTTTCAATAGCCATTCGTTGCTCCGGTTATATAAGGAACGTATTGCATAATACCATTGGACCGTGGTCCGCGGGTCATGTTCACTGCTTTGTCTTTCAAAGATACCACGCCGCCGTCCGCGAAGCCTTGCACTTCTGAAAACTCGCTCGCGTCT